GGGCGCTGATTTGAACGAGACTTCTTTGGAAGCCGCCGTTATTCAAATCGCCGCTTGGACGGATGAAAAGGGCCTGCTGATTGCAGCTAAGCCCCGCAAGCTGATTGTTCCTCCAAACCTGATGTTCGTTGCTACTCGTCTGTTGGAAACCAGCCTCCGCGTTGGCACTACCGACAACGACATCAACGCACTGAAGAACAATGGTTCGATTCCCGAAGGCTATACCGTCAATCACTTCTTGACGGACAGCAACGGTTGGTATCTGACCACTGACGTGCCCAACGGTCTGAAGCACTTCGTTCGTACGCCTATGGCTACCTCGATGGACGGCGACTTCGACACCGGCAACGTGCGTTACAAGGCCCGTGAGCGTTATTCGTTCGGCTGGTCTGACCCACTGGGAATCTTCGGTTCTCCCGGTTCGTCCTAAGCTAGGGTTAACCCTGCTGAGAAAGGCCCCTTCGGGGGCCTTTTTTACGTCTAAAAAACGTCACAAACCGACATATGCGTCATGGTAGGATGGCTTGCAGCGCGGTGCTGCAACAATTTTTTGGAGTTAAAAATGCTGTTTACTGTATCTGTTGAGCTGGCCGATGGTGGCTTTTTTGAATACTCTACCGAGTCTATTTTGAAGTTTTTGCAAACCGCACAGATGATGGGTAACACCGACATCGAAGAAGTGGAAGACGAGGACGATGAGTTTGAGGCGTTTGCTGATTGCTTCACCGAAGGCGAAGAGTATTTTTACGACGAAGATGCTGGCTGCTACTGCTGGTATGACGAAGAGTACGATGCTTGGTACTGGCTGGACGAAGAAGCCTGTGAGTGGCTATTGGTTGAAGACGACGAAGCTGATTGGGGTGACGTTGAAGATGAAGAAGACGAAGAAGATGAAGAGGAAGAAGAACTCGAAGCGGCTTAACCCGTGGCAGGTTCTACAGGGGGCTTCGGCCCCTTTTTTCGTTCGTGCTCTTCATAGTGGTGTATGCGATGGCAGTTGGCACAAAGGGGGATACACTGTTTTATTTCTTCATACGCCCGCTTGTACCGGCCCCCGGCTACAAGCTCATTGACGTTGTATTTCTTGGGCCCTACGTGATGAAAATCCAGCACTGCCGGGTGAGAAAACCCGCAATGGGTGCAATCCAACCCTTTCTTAAACTCCAACCATTTTTGCTGTTGCGTTTTTCTGGATGCTTTTGACGCAACCCGTACAGCATCTTTGTTTTTTTGGTAGTGTGTAGCCGAGTACTCTTTGTGTTTGGCTTTGCGAACTTCTGGGTTTTTGTACGGCATGGGGTTGACGCGTCTTAAAAATGGTGTATATTGCAGTCATCCGGGACTTCCGGTGCACTGGACTGCCCCGGCAGACGACATACCGACCAGTGTACCTAACTTGTATGTAAGGACTCATCATGGGATTCGCTACTCACCTCGGCCCTTGGCTGCTTGGCACGGTCAAAAACACTACTGGTACTACTGCTGGAACCATCCAGAACACCGGTACTACAAACGTAACTCAAACCGCTACGACCACCGTTAGCGACACCACTGCAAAAACCATTGCGGTTATCCCCGCAGGCGCACAGATTACCAACATCTTCTGCGACATCACTACCGCATACTCCGGCTCAACCGGTAACACCATCACCGTCCAGACCTCGGGTGGCACCGCTTTGGCTACTGTTGGTAGCGCGTCTACGACTCCTTTAGCTATTGGGCGTGCAACCACCACTCTGTCGGGCACAAACATGGCCACCATCCTGAACGTAGGTACGACTGACTTGATTCTGCAAGTCATCTATGCTTGCGCAGGAACTGCTAGTGGCGGTGCAGCACAGATTACTGTGCAGTATGCAGTCAAAGACTCCAGCGGCAATCAATCGCCTCCTTATAACCAGCAGTAATTAGTCTCGGGGGCTTCGGCCCCCGTTTCATAGGAGATTAGTTATGCAACAAACAGACGTTAAATCGGCGCATTTGAGTGCAGCGGGGTCTTATTACGTTGGGCGAACACGCCTTAAAGGGTTTATTGTTAGCCCCAAAGCAAGCACAGCCGCAACATTTGAGATTAGAGACGGTAGTTCTACAGGGGCCGTTTTGTACACGATGGATATTGCAAGCCTTGGAACGCCTAATACTTTTTCTGTGTTTGTTCCGGCGGAAGGTATCTTGGCTTCTACAGGGCTGTACCTTACACTTAGCGTTGGTTCCGTAACAGGAATTACTATATTCTATGGCTAAGAAGAACCCCTCCCTTGCAGTTGGTCGTGGCGAGAAGCTACCCGTCTCCAAAGGGGCGGGTTTGACGGCTAAGGGCCGTGCCAAGTACAACGCTGCTACAGGTAGCAACCTCAAGGCTCCACAGCCGCAGGGTGGCCCACGCAAGAAGTCATTCTGTGCGCGGATGTCTGGCATGCCCGGCCCAATGAAAGATGAAAATGGAAAGCCTACCCGCAAGGCGGCTTCCTTGGCAAGGTGGAAATGCTAAATGGACAACCTAAACACAATCTGGTCTGCTGGCTTAACAATGGCTACCACTGTCATTGGGTTTTTGCTCAAAGAGAAATTCTCTGAGCTGACTCGGCTTAACCTACTGCTTAACAAAACCCGCGAGGAGATTGCCCGTGATTACGTTACTCAATCAGAAGTGCAAAGAATTACTGACCACATTGACCAACGCTTTAACAAGCTTGAAGCAAAAATTGACCAGCTTATTCAAGCGGGGAAATGATGCCAAGCACGAGTAAGAAGCAACACAATTTCATGGAAGCGATAGCGCACTCGCCGTCGTTTGCCAAGAAAGTAGGGGTTCCACAGTCTGTGGGACAAGACTTCAGCAAGGCCGACAAAGGCAAAACTTTCAAACGAGGTGGTGAGATGGCTACAAAAGGAATGAACCCCTTTGCTAAATTCGAGAAGTCTGGCAAAGACGTGGAGAAAAAAGGAGTCAAAGAAGGCTCCAAAAAGGACATGATGATGGACAAGGCTCAGATGATGGGCATGAAACGCGGCGGAGCCACCAAGAAAATGGCGACCGGTGGTTTTATCCGTGCGGCTGATGGCGTTGCTTCCCGTGGCAAGACCAAGGCCACGCAAGTGAAAATGAACAAAGGCGGCACGGCCTGCTAAGGAGTCTCCCATGAAAGCACGCGACGTAGCCGCACTTGCGGCCCTTGGTTTAGCTGGGAAACTAGCGTACGACAAGTTTGGCGGAAAGAAAGACGACGAGCCCAAGACCCGCGGCAAGTTGGGCAAATCCCAGAGCGCCAACGACGGCGATGCGGGCGAGAGCGAAGCCCGGATGAGCAAGCGGGATATGAACGAAGGCAGTGGTCGCAGAGATGCTGGCGGCAACACTGAGGACGTAGACCGTCGAGCCGGTGTGCCGGAACGAATGGGACAAGATGCTGCCGGTTCTCTGTTTACCGATAGAGACGTTGCTGAAGCCCCCGTTGCCGTAGCCAGCCCAGTCCCAACGCCTGAAATTCAAGCGCGTCCGCTTGGCAGCACAGGTGGCCCTTCTCGGTACAGCCCCGCAGCGGACTCCAATGCGGCAGGTAGCGCGGACGGTGCAGCTCCGGCTAATTTAGGAACGTTTAGCACATCAAACGCTTCCTATGATGCTACGGCTCCGGTAGCACAGCGGTTGTCCGCTATTGAGTCGGCAAATGGCGCAGGAACTCCCTCTGCGCTTGCAACAAATGCGTACGCCAATGTGTCGCGTACTAACCAGAATTTAAGCAACACAAAAAAAGCGGCACTTGCAGCCCCATTAATTGCAAAATCAAGCGCATTGGCAAATGTTTCTCACGCTGACCAAGCTGCATATATGGCAAGAAACCGTGCTCGGGAAGCAGCTGCAAAAATGGATGAGATTGCAAAATTGGATGAATTAAACAAATCAAATTTTGTAGGTGGTCGGCGTGCCAAAGGCGGTGTAGTCAAGATGGCCTCCGGCGGTTTGGCATCTTCCAAAATGTCTAAGCCCAGCGGCGCAAGCCGCGGTGATGGTATTGCGCAGCGCGGCAGAACTCGGGGTAAATACCTATGATGTCGTCCCGTGGCATGGGGGATATCAACCCATCCAAAATGCCCAGCGCAAAGAAAGTGGCGCGTCGGGATAACACCGCCTTTACGCAGTACGCTGAAGGCGGCAAGGTAAATGCTGCGGGAAACTACACCAAACCGAGTTTGCGTAAACGCATCGTGTCTCAAGTGAAGGCTGCGGCCACACAGGGCACGGGTGCGGGGCAGTGGAGCGCAAGAAAAGCGCAGCTTGTAGCCAAGAAGTACAAGGCTGCTGGCGGGGGATATAAGGATTGAAAGCGCCGCAGCAATCCCTTAAAGATTGGGGCGACCAGAAATGGCGTACCAAGTCGGGAAAGCCATCGTCGAAGACGGGTGAGCGATACCTTCCTGAAGCTGCCATAAAGTCCTTATCCCCCGCCGAATACGCTGCAACCACTAAAGCTAAACGTGCAGGTAAAGCAGCAGGTAAACAGTTCGTAGCCCAACCCAAAAGTATTGCAACCAAAACTGCGAGGTATAGATAATGGCTGAAAAATGGATTCAAAAAGCGATTAAGAAACCCGGTGCCCTGCGTGCATCGCTTGGCGTGAAAGGCGATAAGCCCATCCCCGCTAAGAAACTGGCACAAGCAGCCAAAGCCCCCGGCAAAACAGGCCAACGCGCTCGTTTGGCACAGACCCTTAAAGGACTGAAGTAATGGCAATCTCCGGAACCACGTCGTTCAACCTTGACTTAAGTGAAATCGTCGAGGAAGCATTTGAGCGGGCGGGTTCCGAGCTGCGTACAGGCTATGACCTGCGCACAGCCCGCCGGTCATTGAATTTGCTGTTCGCGGATTGGGCAAACCGTGGCATCAACATGTGGACGTTTGAGCAGGGCTCCATCACCCTAGTTCCCGGAACAGCTACATACGACTTGCCTACAGACACCGTTGACTTGCTGGAGCATGTCATCCGCACGGGCGCAGGAAGCGTTGCCACGCAGGCAGACCTGACCATCACGCGTATCAGCGTCTCAACTTACGCCACCATCCCCAATAAGCTTCAGCAAGCGCGTCCCATCCAAGTGTGGGTAGAGCGCCTCCTGACCCCGCGAATCACCGTCTGGCCCGTTCCTGACGACT